TGGTACTAATGCAGTACAAATTGGCTCGATAGTTATGAACGGTACTACAGGTGTTACTTATAGTACAACTTCAGATTATAGATTAAAAGAAGATTTAAAAGATTTTAAAGGATTAGAAATGGTGTCTAAGATACCTGTATATGACTTTAAATGGAAAGCAGATGGTGAAAGAGGTTATGGTGTAATGGCTCACGAATTGCAAGAAGTTTTACCTCAAGCAGTAACAAGCGAAAAAGATGCAGAAAAAATGCAAGAGGTGGATTATTCAAAAATAGTACCGATACTTGTAAAATCAATACAAGAATTAAAAAAAGAAATAGAAATTTTAAAAAGTAAGTAATGGCAAAATCAAAAATAAGTTATAACTGGGTGATAAATGCTCTTGATGCAAAAATCAAAGAGGGAGAACACGACCAAGTAATATACAATGTGCATTGGAGTTACAATGCAAATAAAGGCGATTATAATGCAAATATGGTAGGCACTTATAGTGTTGTATATGACAAAGATAATTTTATTGAATATGATAAATTAAAAAAATCTGATGTTACTAAATGGCTTGAGGATGGAATAGATGTAGATTCTATGAAAAGCAATCTGTCAGGTCAAATAGATAGACAAGAAAATCCAACAGACGTTTTATTACGACCAAGTTGGTAATTTACTATATTTGAATAAAATATAAAATTATGAGTAAAAAAATAAAAGAATCAGAATTAGAGATATTACAAGATTTGTTAAATAATCAAGCAAAAGACCAGCTTGAATTAGGTAAAGCATATCATAGTAAAAGTATTTTAGAGGCAAGAATACACGAGTGGCATAAGAGTTTGACACAAGCGGAGGCTGACTTCAATAAATACATAGCTAAGTTAAAACAAACATACGGCAATTTTTCAAATATAAATCTTAGTGATGGCTCTATTCAAGAAATACAGAACAATGAGCAAAGTACTGAATGAGGATACACAGGTTAAATTAGACTTAAAAACAATAGGTATTATTGTAGGTGGTGCAATATCACTTGCAAGTATGTATTTTATTATGCAAGCAGACATAGCAGAAGCAAAAGAACTACCAGCTTTTCCTGTATCTGATAAAGAGATAGAATTCAAAGACAAACTCATACGATCTCAAATAGATTTAACTCAACAGCAGGTAGAGAATATACAAGAGGATGTAAAAGAGATAAAGGAAACTGTTGAGAAAATAGAAGAACGAATTTATGAACTTAAATAATAAAATATGTGCCCTGTTAATTGTCCTGTTTGTATCAACTGCTAATAGTCAATACTATAAAGAAAAAATTAGTGTTGTACTATTTAAAGCAGAGTTTGTAGAACAAATCTCTTTAAAAGATTATAGAGACCATAATACTTATGTGTTTGATTTTGAAAACGCAAAACACGAAGATTACTTTATTGATGAGACAATAGAGTTTTTACCTACTATAGTGCTTTATAACAATGGTAATGAAGTATATAGAGTAGAGGCAGGTATTACACTAAAAATGCCTGAAGATTATAAAACAAAACTTGAAAAAGAAATAAACAAATTGATAGAAAATAAATTTAGATGAAAAAGTTATTAATATTTATGATGCTTATGTTTTTTTGTAATACACAAGCACAAGTCTTAAAAAAAGTATATGATGAGATTTTTAAGTATTCTACATTATATGTATCAGGAGATATATCTAACTCCTATGAAAATACTGTAAAAGATTATTTTGTAGAGAGACCAGCAGATGATAATTTATATGATATACCTGAAGTTATTGATGTAACAGAATATTATCCATTTGACTATCGTATAGCTTTTGGAATTAGAAGATTAGGCCTTTTTGATTACGAGGTAAAATCTAAACACTACTACGATGGCTCAGAGTCCACAGTTGGATTATCTGCACCTACAGCAGCAGTAAAAGGTTTTGAATACTTATTCAATTTTGAATTAGAAAGAGAAAGAGGAGAGGAGTTTAAAAACTCAAGATATTTTATTAGACATACAGGCAAATATCACATTGTAAAATTAGAGCAAAGAGAACAAGGTAACATTGGTTTTAAATATCAATCAGCAGAGCTTAGAGCCAGAATACCTTTAGGTAGAAAATTAAGTATAAGTGCTGGTGCAATATATAGAACACACTCAGCAGAAACAGGTACAGGTTATAATCCTATTGAGATTTGGCTTAATGAAACAATATTTGTAGATAACGGTCAGGGTGGCCAAGTAGAGATACCTAAAAATGTTTGGTACAGTTTAGGGTATTATTATAAATACACAGACCATTTTACAAGATATACTGACATACAAAGTGGAGAGGAAAGATACGACTGGATATGGAAAGATAGCAACGGAAAAATTGTTGCTTATTCTGACATTGATTTTAGAAATACAATATTTGGCGATCTTATGAATAGATATAATGCAGAACAATTTGAGCTTATAGATGACTTTGGTTTAGTATCTCCGATAATTGGTTTTGATTTTTACCACAATAGGAATAATTTTTGGGCGCATATATACGGAAGCTATTTACCTGCTTATCATAGATACATAGTAGGAGATGTTGATTACAGCTACCTTAACAGGAATAACTATGGTAAAGGTGGATTAAGAAAAGATGCTAAACTCGAACAATGGGAGGATTATCAGTTTGGTGCAGTAATAGGATGGAAAATAAAAAGATTTGGTATATTCTTAGAGGGAGAATACACTAAATTTTGGGATACAGAAATATACAACAGTTCAATCGGAATAAATTATAGATTATGAGTACAGAATTATCAGAGGATACTAAATTAACACTTGACCTTAAAACAATAGGAATTATAGTGGCAGGTGTTTTATCATTAGCGAGTATGTGGTTTACTTTGCAAGGTGATATAAATGATTTACAAAATAAAATTGACGGATTAAGCGGCGAGGAATTTGTAAAAAAAATGGAATTTCAGCTTAAAGATGAGCTTGTAAGATCAACAATTATTACAATAGAAAAATCTACGGATGGTCTAAAAGAGGATATATTAGACAATAAAGAATCAATAAAAGAATTAGAGGACAAAGTTTATAAAAGATGAAAAATTTAATTTTAATACTAACACTTTTAGTTAGCAGTTATACTTTCAGTCAAGACGTTACTATTTTACATATCAACGCAAAATGGAATACAAGTAACGATTATAATTTAGATAGAATTAGAAACGCAAAAGTATTGAAAGTGTTTTTAGAGGAACAAAAAGCAGATTTTAAAGCACAAATAAAATCAGTACCTACTATAGTTCTAATTGGTAAAGATGGTAAGCCTAAAGGACAATGGTCAGCAGGTTTATCATTTAAGTTAGAAGTACCTTTAGAGGAGATACAAGGTAGAATAAACGCAATTCTATTTAAGAAATAATGAGAAAAATAAACAAGCTAATAGTACATTGTTCAGCTACACCTGAGTTTAAAGACTTTGATGTAGATGATATAAGAGAATGGCACGTCAAAGGTAATGGTTGGTCTGACTGTGGTTACCACTATGTAATTAAATTAGATGGTACTTTACAAGAGGGTAGGCCTGTTGAAAAAATAGGTGCTCATTGTGCAGGTCATAACAGAGATAGTATAGGTGTATGTTATATTGGAGGTATGGATAAAAATATGAAAGATTGGAAAGATACAAGAACACCTGAACAAACAGAAACTCTACACAATCTTTTAGTTGATCTTAAAGAAGCACATCCATCAGCTATAGTATATGGCCATAAAGATTTCACTGACAAAAAAGAATGTCCGTCTTACAACGCAAAAGAAGAATATAAATTAATAAGTAATGAGTAAACCAAAGAAAAAATTTGCAGAGAGCACAGTAGGTAAACTTTTATTAGGTGCTGCAGGTATAGTAAACCCAACACTGGGAAACGTTCTAAAAGGTGTTACATCACCAAAAGAAGCAATAGCAGAGATAGGTAAAGCTAAGATACCTACACAAGAAAAAATTCGATTACAACAGCTTATATACGAACAACAAAGTAAAGAGATGCAAGAAATAAGTACAAGATGGGTTGCAGATTCAAAAAGCGACAGTTGGTTAAGCCGTAATGTAAGACCTATGGTTTTAATATTTTTAGTAGTATCAAGTGTCCTTATGGTTTTTATAGATGCAGGATGGATAGATTTTGAAATAAGTCAAAGCAACCAAGCATTGCTTACAACGAGTTTATCAATTTCTTTAGGTGCATATTTTGGTGGGCGTAGCTTTGAAAAGATAAAAAAATAACTATGGAAACTTTAGAACATTTATTAGGCATTTGTGGTGAGGCTCACATAAACTTATATCATATAATTTTGTTTTTTGTACTATCATATATAGCTGGTAGTTTTTTATATTATATAACAAAAGATGGCTCGTAAAGTAAAAGTCAATATATATAAATCTAAAAGCAGAAAGCGAAAAGGTGTACACTCAAAAACTAAAATGAGTAAAGTAAAACAAAGTAAGAACTATAAAAAAAGATATAGAGGTCAAGGTAGATAAAACATAATTGGTTTGTTCGCATGGCGAACATAACCATATATTTTTATATATTTGTCTTTGCTTATAGCAAAACTTCTGCAACCTAATAAAGATGGACGGCAGTTGGATCAGGTACTTAGATGTTTTGTTTTTCTTAGGAGGCTTTTTCTTTTCTTTCTTTTTACTCTTTTTCTTTCTTTTCTTTTGGTTTTGAATATATTTGTATATGCCAAAAAAAATATCTCGTAAAGGTCTCATAAATAAATTAGACAGAATATTCTCAGAATACATACGAAAAAAAAATGCAGACAAAAAAGGATTTGTTACTTGCATAACATCTAAAAAAAAATATCACTATAGCGAGGTTGATGCAGGTCATTTTATATCTCGCAAACAAATGAGTACAAGGTGGAACGAGGACAATGTATGGCCACAAAGTAGATACGATAATAGATATAGGTACGGAAAACAATATGAATACAGCTTAGCATTAGAAAAAAAGAAAGCAGACCTCCCTAAACATCTCTACAATCTATCTAAGAAAACAGTAAAGTATTCTATGAGCGATCTTGAAGAGCTTGTAGAAAAATACAAAAACCTTTTAGTAAAAGAGAATAAAAGATTACATTTGTGAGTTCTTACCAACTTCGGTAAGTGTTTTGTTTTTATAAGGGGGGTATTAATTTACTCCCCTTTTTTTTGTATTATTAACAATTTATAATTAACTTGTACAGCAAAACAAAACATTATGAATATAATAAAACACAAAAAAGTTAAAACATTAAAAGAATTAAGAAATCATCCTGCCGTTGATACAGTCGAAATAGAAGATACTTCAAGTTACGAAACAACAGGCTGGATTGGTAATAATGGTAAAGAATATCACAAAACTTATTGGCTATATCTTAAACGAGGTTATTTTTTTAAATATCCAGAAAATGGGTCAATAAGACACGAAGCAACACTTAAAGACTTGTTAAGGGAGTTTTATTACGACCCAATAGTATTTTGCAAAGATTATTAAAAACAAAACATTATGAATAAATCAGAATTAAAATTATTAAATACTTGTTTGGAACTTTTTTCACAAGGTAGCATAAGCAAACAGACAATGATACAACACATAGAATGTATTATTGATACAAAAGAAGTAGATACTATCATAAAATTAAATAATAAAAAGTATGCAAGTATCTCCTAATATAGACGAACTAAACAATAGAATAGAACTTTTAGGTAAGAAAGTAAATACTTTAATAAAGTTGTACAACGATCTTAAAAGAGAAAATAAAGACTTAGAAATAAAAGTCAGATTAGTTATGAATAAAAACAAAATCACTAACGATAGACAATTACAAGAACATTTAAAATAAAACAATGAATTACAAAGCTGAAATAAAAGAAATATTTAAAACTGATAGGAGACCTTTTGGAGATAACAAAGATATATACACCTATCAAATTACTACTACAAAACACACAGGTTTACTTTACACAAGTAAATTAAATGTTACAAAAGGAGATTACATAGAGTACGATTATGTAGCTCAAAAGAATGGCGATTATAAAATCGTACTTTCTAAGCAAGATAAGAAAAAACCTATGTATGATAATTTTGAGAAAAAGGATGTCAATAAATATCAAGCAAGATTAGACACAGGCAGAAGTATATTACTTCAGGTTGCTTTTAAGGAAGCATCACAAGCATATATAGCTGGAAACATAAGTGTAGATGAGGTAGAACAATTAACAAATATGTACTTTAAAATAATAGATAAATAATATGGAAATAACAGGAACAATAAAAAAAATAGGACAAACCCAAGAATTTGGCGCAAAAGGCTTTACAAAAAGAGAGCTTGTAGTAATAACAAAAGACCAATACCCACAAAATATATTAGTGGAGTTTGTTAAAGATAAATGTAGTTTACTTGATACTTTTAACACAGGAGATGATATTAAGGTCTTTATAAATCTAAGAGGTAGAGAGTGGAAAAATAAAGATAATGAAGTTAAATACTTTAACTCTATACAAGGTTGGAAAATACAATACAACAATGAGGTTACTTTACAAGATCAGAATCAAGATAGAGAAAGTTATCCTGTACCTAAAGATGATAAACAATTAGCGAATGACCTACCCTTCTAAAGGATACGATGAACAGTTTGGTACTTATAAACCTGTATCAAAAATAAAAACTCCTGAATATTATAATGGTCATAATGGTTATACAGCAAGAGAGGTTGTAGAAAACTTTGACCTTAATTACAATTTAGGGACTGCTTGTACCTATATACTAAGAGCATATAGAAAACACAAAACACCTAATAGATGTTTAGAAAAAGCAATACATCATTTAAAATTTGAATTAGAAAAACTACAAAAAGGATAATGTTAATAAACTTTGGAGACGAACTTGATAAGGTTGATAAGATACGAAAAGGAATACTCAAAGAAGCTCCAAAGTTAGGGATAGATGAGATAGACAATGTTATCCGATTCAAAAGAAATGTTACTTGTTTTGCTGGACACGCAAACGTAGGTAAGACCTCAATCATTATTTATTTTATGCTACTCTTTGCTATGAAGCATAAAGTAAAGTTCTTGGTTTTTAGTTCTGAGAATGAGCCATACTCTCTTATAAGAAAGCTCATAGAGTTTAAATCTGCAAAGCCAATAAACAAAATATCAGAAGAGGAATTAGACAAACATTCACAGTTTGTGTTCGAGCATTTTAAATTTATTGACTGCGAAAAGAACTATGATTACTTAGATTTACTATCTTTATGTGAGGTTGTGTACCCACAATACAAATTTGACTGCTTGATTATTGATCCAATCAACAGCTTAAAAAAGAATAAAGGTATGATGAAATATAGTAATTCTTATGAATATCTCTACGAGTGTATGACTGACTTTAGAATATTTGTCAAGAAATATGATGTAGGTCTGTGGTTAATTATGCACTCGGTTACTGAGGCCTTTAGAAAAAGATACTCAGCTAATCACGAGTTTGCAGGACATCCTTTGCCTCTTGCTATGAGTGATGTAGAAGGAGGTAATGTTTTTGGAAACAGAACAGATGATTTTTATACTATACATAGACTAACACAGCACGATAGCAGGTGGATATACACAGAGCTGCATTGTAAGAAAATTAAAGACCACGATACAGGAACAAAACCTACACCTTTTGATTCTCCATTATTACTACAAAGCATACCAAACAATGTAGGTTACAAGATCGGAGAACAAACAACAATTAACAAATCAGTAATAGAACAACTTAATTTTCCATTTTGAAAATAACTTGTGAAGATAATATGGACCTGATGGCAAGATATGAAGATAATTATTTTGACTTAGCTATTGTTGATCCTCCATATAGAAATACAAACGAAAATGCACCT